CGTAATGCTCGCTAACGTGACCGAGACGGTATGGTACTACCCAACCAAGGCTAGAAAGCACATGATGAGGCAATTCATGAATGATGTGTTTGAAAGTATTGTCAGGCCCAATCAATTTGTTTTTCCCGCGTGCCGGCACTGCCTCCAATCCGCAAATACGCAACTTAGGATTGATTTTGACCATGTGCGAAATGATTTTCTGATACGTGGTCGCGTCTTCATCACTTACACCGGAACATTCATCAATCAAAAGCAATGCATATTCATCGCCAAATTGGTCAAGAGAATTTGCAACACTCAATGGCGTACCGAACACGACCGGATGGCCGGTATGCTTTTGATTGAGAGACGCGCTAAAGATTGAGCATTTACCACCGGCCAGCCGATATTTGCTTGCACTATCGCTAACCAAGTCTGCATTTGGCGCAAGACACAGAACGCGCTTACCGGCCTTATTCACCACGTTGGCTATCACGGTAGTAATCACCGACTTTCCTGCCGCTGTAGTGGCTACGATCACGCCTGGCTCATCTGTTTGGCGCATGTGGGCGATTGCTTTGTCTGCGCATTCTTGTTGGTAATCTCTAGGAACGAGCACTCAAAATCTCCCATGCTGTTGCTGCCACTCTTGGAACTTGGCCGTTTCCAATGGCTTTAAGTCTGTCCACCCCAAAGGCCACATCATGACCAATTCGGCGAACAAGGGGTTCAGGTAAATCGGATCGCTTTCGCAAGTCCTCAATCCCTCTGACATCTTCGCCCCACGGAAATCGGGAGAACCTATAAATCTTTTCTTTGATGATCCCTTCCCCTCGTTTGCTCCGCAAGTTGGAATTGTTAGCCGTGCCAATATCGTTTCCAAGTTCGGAAATTTTGCATTCGCCGTATTCTCTGTTATCTGCGCTGCCATTGCGCTGCAACTGCGTGGTGTCGGTAGTTTTAATCCACATGCGCTCTCGTAAGTGAACGCCGCCGGTGTCATCTGTGGATACAATACCCCACTCCGCATCGTACCCCATCGCGGCAAGATCACAGAGGACTCGATCCAATCCTCTACTAACGAGCATTGGGCTGTTTTCAATGTATGCGAAGCGGGGTCGTACTTCCCCAATGATTCTATGGAACTCCGACCAAAGTCCGCTTCGTTCTCCGTCAAGCCCTGCTCCTGTTCCTGCAACGCTAATATCTTGGCAAGGAAATCCTCCCGATACCACGTCAACAAGGCTGCGCCACGGTCTACCGTCAAAGGTACGCACGTCATCCCAAATCGGGAAAGACGGGAGTGTTCCGTCGTTTTGTCGGGCCAATAATACTGATCTGGCATAGGCGTTATATTCAACGGCTGCGATTGTTCGCCATCCGAGCAAATGCCCTCCGAGGATGCCCCCTCCTGCTCCTGCGAACAGAGCCAATTCTCGTAAAGTTTGTTGCTGATTGTCCATGCCATTTAAATCCTCATAGGAGAAATAACACACTTCTGCATCTGATCCGGCGACATAAACAGCATCGTGCCAGTTATCTTGCCGCCCACATGGCACAAAATTTCCTCAGAATTTATCGCCGAAACAGCCGCCCGCATTTGCTCAATGTTGTATCCAAACTCGAAATCTGGCCCTTCATACTTCACTTCAAGCGAATCATCTGCCGAGGCATCAAAGTCTTTGCATGTGATCGTCATTTCGTTATTACTTACGACAATCTTAGCGCCCATGGATTTACTTGCATTGATCGCAGCACGGGCTGATGCTTTCAAAAATTCATCCTTGTCAAAGTAGATGAAGGGGTTTTTGATTGGCGGGACAGCAGTTAAAACATCAGGATACTTCACTGTCAGCTTAGGGCAAATAAAAGTCACATCGCCCAAATTAAAGACGATCTTGTTCTCATACACATGCACATCAGTCAAACCGCTACTCATCAGCTTTGCAACTTGATTTGCATACTTGGCAGGGATGGCAAATTCGCTTTCAATGGCATCACCCACACTGACGGACAAATGACTGCCAGCTATCGCAATTGCCGAATCGCCACGAAAGCAAATCGCATTCATCCAGATTTGCACCATGTCTTTCGGCATGGCGTGGATGACATTTTCAATATGGCGTTTGATATCCTCTTGCTTCATGCTAAGAATAATTGGCGCTCCTTCAAATTTAGGAATGGGAAAATCCCGCGACGACAAAATCGACATGCTCAATTTGCTGCGACCTGATTTGACGGTCAGCTTATCTTTTACCTCAAATGTCAATTCGGCATCGTCCGCAAAGCTGCTCACAATCTTTTTAATCCGGTCAGCCTGAACACTGAATTCCCCCTCCACCGGAGCATCAATTTTTATTTGCGCTGCTCCATCCCCCGCAATCAAGCCACCAAGCGTGAACAAAATATTGCTCATGATTGGCAAGGGCGAATTTGGGCTTGTGAATTGGGAGGCTAGATTAATAGCGCTCTTGATTTCTTTGGTTGTGATGGTGAATTTAGTCATATTTAGAATGGCATCGTTTCGTCAACTTCTTCAGGATCAAGCCCGTTAGCCTTGCAAAATTCTCGTAGCCTTTCAACACGTAATTCAAGTTTGTCGATATCGTTATACAAACTATGTCGATAATCTTTGATGCCATCAGGAGAGAAAATGCTCAGCCATCTATCCGATTTTTCACTCCACATCTTATGCCATCCCTCTGGCTGATATGCAGATGCAGCATGCCCCAAATCATAAGCGCAACGTCGCGCCATTTTTGTAAGCAACGCATATTCTTCAGCCATGTCCCGCCAAGGCGTGTTGCGCTGTCGCCAGCAGAATTTTAGGTATTCAATCAATTTTCAACTCCTTAGAAGGCACCCCAAACGGCGCAGGTCCATTAATAACGTGTGAATATTGCACGGCGCGTTCTTTGGGGTGGAATTCGACAATGTTCCAGCCGTATGCATCATTCATGTAGTGCGGATTGAAAACATGATCCTCGCACCATCCGCGCTCGTCCAATTGAAAATTACTATCAGAAGGCCGCTTCAACTCACAACCAAACTCGCCTGTGCTTTTAAACTTTGTGGCATTCACGCAATTGCGGCAATTGACTCTTGGCAGGTCGAAGCCGAAGCAGACATTTTTCGCAGAACAAAACTTGCAAGCAAAGTCAGTAGGGCGCTTTGCGATACGCTCCGGGGGCTTGTCTGTGGTTGTGATATAAGTTGCCTTCGCCTCGATAGCTTCTATCTCAACTTCGTCAACCATGATGATGTCGCAAAACAGGCTGTCATCATTTTTGTTCACCGCAAGATAGATCGTGCCAACACAATCAAATTTCTTTGCATTGATTTGGCCTTGTGCAAAGTGTTTTGGGTGCGTAGACTTTAATTTTCCTCGCTCCAATGTTTTAAAACTTTTGTCGTTATGAGTTTTGTATTCCGTGGCAAACCTAATCCCATTCTTACCGACAACCCCATCCCCCGCACCACTAAAAAATCCATCCTTAAACCGCGCCTGGGACATGCAGTTTTCGATAATCTCGAAACCTGAGTCGCGCAACATAGCTTCAAAAAATCCCTCTTCGCGCTGGCCTCGGAAGAAGAGACGAAGCATGCGAGGTGGGAAATATTCAGGCTCAATGAACTTGTGAAATTTGAGCCAGAGGTAACGCGAACAATTATGTCCAATTTCGCTCGCGCCCAAATAGTTTCTTTCCTCTGTTGATTGGTTTGGGGGGAGGGATTCGATTGCTTCTAGGATGGAGTCGGGGTTAATCACTTGCCGATCCTCATGCGCGGCAAAGGGCCAATCCATCCATAGACCTCACCGCGATAAAATTGATCACTGCCGACATATCCCCATCGCCCCTCAAACCACATCAAAAATTCGTCTGAAGTAAGATTGGGAATAAATTTGTGATCAACTTTGCAAGCATAAATTCCTGTTTCAGAAGGATCAATCTCTGTGTTGTAGATCATTTCTTCTCCCCATATTGCAATTCCAAAATCAATTCGCAGTAATGAATGATCTTGCGGATATCAGCCGCACCATTTTTAGCCTGGTGGCGTGTAACGTACTTCACCACATTACCTTCCATGAATCCTAGATTGTTCGCATGAATATATTCAATCGGCTGAATCTTGAGGTCTTTGTAATGCGTGCCGCCTTGTTGCACTTCCAATGCCGAATGTGCGTTGTCCATGCCTGAGATTGGTGGGATAACTTCGAAATATTCCAGGCTGATGCCATACACGTCGCCATTAAAAATACCTTGTCCTAGGCCATTTGCGTTTAAAAAATCACATACGCCTTCAGCGCCTTTGGAGAGCAAGCCACATGCTTTAACGCAACGTATTTTGTCGCCTGTTTTCATTTATTTTTCCTTGATTTCCCCGCCGAAGCGGGGCTATTGGATTGATCAGAACGGTACGTCAACGATAGAGCTAGGATCGCTGTCGGTTGTCATATTGACGCGTGCAGCAGGCTTGGTGCCAGCCTTAACCGCCCCCTTAACCTCTGGTACAAACTTCAAATCCTCAAAGTTCGCAATGAAGTTGCCTTCAAGCTGCTTGCCGTCATCGGTTTTGAAGTTGTACTTTTGTAACTTGGTTTGGTGCGGTTTGTCGGTCAGCTTGGAAAGCCAAATATCGTCCGGCTCGCCGTTAGGCAATTTCACCTTCAGCGTATTCGCCAACTTGACCAGCAAGTTGATAGCGCGGTCACGCTTCTTTTCGTCCTCATCAAACGCTTTCAGCTTGAGAAAGAGAACGCGATTTTTGCCATAGCCTTCGCCAACAACACGTGTCTTCAACTGGATGGTACGCTCACCCTGATAATTGTTAATTTTTACCTCTTCTTGCATGGTTTGGTAATAGCCGTCCGGCAGCGGTTCAAAGTCGTTTTCTTTAACGTCGCCTGTTGCGTCTTCACCTGTGCTTGTTTTCCAAAATGACATAATTAATTTCCTTTGTTAAAAAATGGGATAAGCGAAATCAAAGGATTCTCACCCTTTGCAACTGCAATCTCTGGCTCAAGATCGAATCTGTTCTTGGCATTAATATAGCCAATCTTTCCGTCCCCAGACGTGACCAATATACGATCACCAGATTGCACTATCTTGCCGAACTTGGTTGTAGCGCCTTTCTTGTCGGTCTGCACTCCTTTGACGAATTCATCCTGGCGCAGATATAGCACCGCATCCACCAGATTCGTGTACGTGGCGATGCTGCCCTCGTGCATGTCTAAAGTGTAAACAGTATATTCGTCGGCATCAGGGCGATTCTTGATTTTCTTAATGCCCGCATGGGCCAAGAAAATAATTGTCATGCCCTTTTTCAATCGCAAATAATCGCAAGCGTCTTTGACATCGGCGTGCATCTCTTTGACTACCAGATATCCCTTGCCGTAGCCGCCAGCCGCTTCGCCAATGTTGTCAACGCCGTATTGCGTAGAGACTTCATGCTCGAAAAGCGAATGCAGACTTGTGACAGCATCAATGACAAGCGTTTGATAATCATGATCCTGAGTCGCCAATGCGCGCAACTGATCTACCAATGCGTCTTTTGTCGAGTTCACCAACTTATCGTCTTTCAACGATGCGCGGGGCAATGGAGGAAACAACATAGGCTTTGCGTCTTCTTCCCATGTATCAAACACCGCGCCGCCGTCTTCAGCTTGCACAAATACGGGCTTTGGGAACAGCGCGGCAATCGTGGACTTGCCGACCCCCGGCGTACCGACAATTGTCAGCATGGGGGGCTTGGAAAGTGGTTTTGTAAGGCTGGACAAATCCATTATGATTCCTCTTTAATCTTGACAGACGGTTTTGCCGCCTTAGTAGTAACCACACTCGCCAAAAACTTACGCTGCGCAGGCGTGCCGTGGGACATGATGGCGGACATGTCTTTGAGTCGAGGTGTGTAGCTATACGCTCGATTGATTGGCATCCACTCTTCCCAACTTGCATTGAGAACAGCCTTGTCAAGAGTGACATTCTCTTTCGTGGCAACAACGATTTTCTTACCTTCAAAATCGTATGTGGCTTCGCCCACCTTGTCATGCCCGGTCGCCTTGATGATTTGCTCGACCAAGTGCGCCTCACTTTTCTCAAGTTCGGCAATGTCAATACGGACTGCTTGTAGTCGTTCAAGCAGTCCCCCTTTGTATGCTGATTGCTGCATTTTCAATCCTTTATATGATTGCGTCCTGCTAATTCAGAACGTGACTGAACTTTAAACATTGGCATGGAAGAAAGCTAATTGTATATTTCTATCAATAAAAAACCACGATAGAAATATTTAATTGGAAGAATTTAAATTGATGGTGCAATATGCAATCACACCAACACGGAGCACGTTATGAAAATCCCCCGCACCATGAATGAGGCGTTTGGCCCCTATGCCGAAC